AGTTCCAAAGAACTGCTTACTGTTTTTAATTAGACCAGTTTTTTTTCCTACAATATTACCAAATTTATTTAGCTTAGAATTTTTAGTAGGTACAGGAAATCTTTTACCTGGTGATCTAATGCCACCATCTATATTAATTTGTAAATATTTTTCTACAAAATCTTTTATAAATAATCTTCCTACTAATTTTCTTTTACTTGCTCGACTAAACAAGAATCCATTTTGTGTTGTCTTAGTAGGTCTATCTAACTTCTTAACTGTCTGCTTGGCCATTTCTTTTTTAAGTCCGCGCAATGTGTCATTGATTGCCATGGCTGTAGCAAATGGTATTTGTTTCTTATGAACTGTTTTAGTCCACAAACTAACCTCTTTAACATTAGAGCTAATCTTTATCTGCATATTTTCTCCAGGGTGATTTAGCTGCAAACTTAAGGCCATGATCTTTTGCGGCCTTTCTGATTGTAGCTGGTGAACAATCAAACGACATAGCTACTTCCCTTGAGCTTTTGCCTGCTTGTATGTATGTCTGTAATTTGTTTTTATCTATTTGTTTCATTTATAAATTCTCGTAGTATTTGATAACTTCATCAAGGTAAACACGGCACTTTTTTAAATCTCTTAGATTTTCGCCTTTGTCTTTATGTCTAAATAAATACTTATGCACATTTCCTAAACAGTAGTTCATAAAGCCTAACTCACCTAATCTATCTCTTATAAGATCCCAACATTCAACAAGACCTTGATAATGTTTTGGTTTGTTTACTGAATCATATTTACTTAGCATCTTTATTCCTTTTTATAATTTCTTTTATACATTTCATCTTTACTTTAGCTGGCGTTTTTAAATTATCTATCTGCTCTTCTAATTGTAAAAGTGTCATACTTTTTATGTAGTAGTGTTCTGTTCGCGTTTTGCCAGTAGCTTTATTTCTAATCTTCTGACTTGGTTTTAGTTTTATTGGCATAGCCTTTTCCCTCTTATTAAAAATTCTTTCAAAATTGTTGTTAAATTCTTCATTTGTTATTTGCATATTTCTCCTTTTGTCTCCTTTGCCATTCATTTGTAATTAACTCTGGTAAACGTCCCATTTATATTTATATCTTTTAAAGATCTTTTAATTCCTATATATGGATCTACAAATCTAAACAACTCCTGGACACTAAATAAAACTACGTCTTTATCTTTGCCATGTATCTTTTTTAATCCAGGTAGTTGTGAGTCATAATCACAAACAATAGCAATCTGGTCTTTTGCATATTCATAACATTTAAAATTGATATCTAATTCTTTATGGCCATTTTCTTCGGCCTTTTTTATTAAAGCTGCATAAGCTCTTTCCATCATGGCCAACCTATCCATTTTTATCTTATGTGGATCATTAGCCAAACTATCTGCAAAAATCATTTCAGCTTTGCAAAACTTAATTTCCAGGGCAACGTCTACACATTTAAAAAGCCTTTTTCTACCACCCCATTTAGCATTTATTTCAGATTCATAAGATCTATAGTCTTTTATAGCTTTTTTAAATGTTTCTTCTAAATAATTATTCATACATCATTTTTGGGGGAAGGATATATGCTACGCATATATATATCCCTTCCTTCCCTGCTAATCTTATGATTTACCATTAAAACTTCCCTCATTCTTCCCTGTAACTTCCCTGCACTTCCCTTTAATCAAACTTGGGAGCTAATTTGTTATATTCCATTGACTGATAGCCAACATCTTCAAAATGTTTTACATAACCTGTTTCAACTAATTTGTACAAAATCTTTTTTATAGATTCAACACTCATAACATTGCCGTCTTTGTCTTTTATTTTTTCTTTTAAATCTTTAGGCCAAAAGAAATGGTCTTGCGGATTATTCTTATCTAAAAATATTGCTTCACGTTCTAACGCTTCTAATACTAATTTTTGTTTATAGGTAATGTCATTTTTAGCTTTAAAATCTATATCAGTTTCACTTAAATAACCGCTGGTTAGATCTAAGCCTTGGCCTATTATTTCTACTTCTGTAAATACAAAGTTTTTCTCACTCATGCCTTGGCCGTCTTTGTTTAGACTTTGTTTAAAATTAACGTACATATCATCGAGCTTATCTGTTCTCTCTACCTTAAATTCATAATCTAAACTAGCACCTAATACGCTTGATCCTCTTGCTCTACCAGAATTACCATGGCCTGTATGATGTACTAAACAAACACAACACTTATGATCTGAAATAATTTGGTCTAATTTGTTAATAAAATTTCCAACATCTTCAGCTGAGTTTTCATTGCCAATAAAATTTCTTTGAAACGTGTCTATTACTAATAATCCTATCTGACCTTCTACAGCTTCTACCTGTTTAATTTGTTCTTCTAAACGTGCAAAATCATCTGGCTCATTAATTCTTACACCTCTATCAGATAAATATAGCGGTATACCTTCTAGTGCATACATTCCTTGATTGATTGCATGTAGTCTCCTGGAAAATGCACGCGTACCTTCTCCTACTAAATATAAAACAGGTTTTTTAAAAGCCTGGTTGCCATAAAAATCTTCACCTTTTGCTATTGCTGTAGCCATTGCTATAGCTATAAAACTTTTGCCAGATTTAGGAGATCCAAATATACAAGCTAATGACTCAGTTTCTACCATGTCTTTTATTAGCCAGTTTGGGTTTGTAACTTGATTTAATAAATCTTCAGCTTTTGTAAAATTTAAAGATCCTCTTACTTTTACTTCTTCGCATTTTCTTATGTAATCCTCAAATTCTTGCGGATCTTTAAAATAACCATTAGCAGCTGCATCCCATAAATCATCTTTATCCTTAAAGTTTTCTGGTATTGCGGCTACTTTTACATTACAGCCATTTACTTTTAAAAATTCGGATATTTTATTTGCACATTCTTTACCAGGCTCATCATTATCTGGCCAAATAACAACATCTCTTCCATAAATTTTAGACCAATCAGATTTATCCCAGGAATTGCATCCGCCATGCCAAGTACAAATATCATAGTTATGTAGTGCAGCTGATCCTTGACACGCTTTTTCACCCTCTGAGATTAATACGGCCTTGTCTAAATGATTTTCTGTAATAAAGATTGGCATTAGGCCTATTGGCCTATTCATGCTCCAAGAGCCGCCAGGCTGTTTTGTGAAAGGTGCATATTTTTGTCTTATATGGTGGCCTTCTGGAAACCGCAATACCATAAAATCCTCTGCATATTTCATTTTAATTGTTGCTTGTTTCCAAAGATCTACCATTTGCTCACGCGAGAATGAACGACCACTACTTTTTGTAGCAGGGGAGCTACTACTTAAGGAGTGTAAGTGTGGTAATGGCCGTTCAAAACCATGTTGCTTTAAAACCTCTTCAACATTTTTACCTAAATGCTTTATAAGGCCAGCAACCCCAAAGCCTACGCCTTCTTCAAAATCATAAAATTGGCCAGTATCTACAGTAAAAACCATAGATCCCTTATTGCCCCAACGCCACTCATTAGTTTTTACAATAGAAGGCTCGCCAAGAAGCTGTTTTGCAACTTCTGGCGCTATTCTTTGCCAGTCATAATCTTGCATTTAAAAAGGTATGTCTGAGTCTGTTAATCCTTTTTCTTGCGAGCTAGGATATGTAACATCTCCATTAGCTATTAATGGCTCTTGGTCATCAAAAGTTGGTGTGCCATTTTTATCTATATCTGGTAAATCAAAATTTTCCCATCTATCAGCAAACTTAACAAAATCCCAGGTTGGTACTGTTAGTGTCCATTCCTTACCTGTTTTTTCATTTTTATTTTTATCAATACGTTTGCCAGTAAATTTAAAAGTTGGCAACTGATTGCCGTTGTCATTTCTTTGATTCCAGAATAGATCCAACATACCTTGAAAGCCTTTAGATTCACCAGAGTAAAATCTTCTGTAAAGTAATGGGTTTTCATATCCATGCACCATAACCCAACAACTAAAAGCTCTTTTATATCTTTCGTCCCAGTTATTAATTGGCGGCATTTTAGATGTTATGCCTGGAGCTTCATCAAAATGATATTCAAATTCGTTATTAATCCAACGTCCCCACCCAGTCGCTAATGTTTTCCAATCTAACTGCATGTATTCAATATCTATAGTCTCTTCTTTACCCACATACCAACACTCTTCACGACCTCTATAGCCTAAATAAATGCTTTGTGTTGAATCATTCATAGTTTCTAATATATTCATCTCTCTCTTCCTCTCTTTTAATGGATAGTTCTATCTATCTCGTTTATATAAATGCTTTCTAGCCTGCTGTAATTGCGCGCCAGATAACCCTCAAAATTATCATCATTAGCTATACCTAATGCTTCTAAAACTCTATTTACTGTTTCGTATTCCTCTCTACAAAAATTTAAAAAATCCTCATCGTTGACTATGAACATTTTTTTAAAATCTCCGCCATGTTGTCGCATAGATCTTGTAACTTGCACATATAAGTACATTGGTTGTCTTTTTTCATACTGCTTACAATCCAACCTGGGACAACGGCCATAACGTCTCTTTTGTTATATTTATAAATTAATATTGGTATAAGATTCTCACCTGCTGAACTCACTACTTGATCCCACCAGGCCTGCTTATACATGTTTGTATTTTTTGACTCGCCATATCTTTTACACTCAATAGCAAACTGGCCTATATAAATATCAGCTAGGCCTTTGATGTATGCCTGATCTAAATTACGTTTTGCCTTGCGATCCATACCAAGATCTTCCAGGCAATCATTAATCTTATTAACAATTAATCTTTCAAATGCAGCGCCTTTAGTTCTAGAATTAATTTTTTTCATTTTGTCTTACTATCCACATTAGTAAGCCCCAGCTTAATAATATTGCTAAGCCTGTTAGCGCAAATATTCCGCCCAGGATATAAACTATTATTGTTAGTGCTTGCATTAAAATCGTGGTTTAAACAGTTGTATTAATAGAAGATAGTTAGCATCTGAAACTGTTTTTAAATGTGGTAACTTCTTAATCATTCTTTTTTTCTAATTCGTGCTGACAAATAGCTAATTTAATTAAAAACTCACCAGCTGTATTAATCTTCATGTTGTTTACATGTGCAAAGTCTTTTAAAACTTTATGCATATCAGCTGTAAGCCATAAAGCATGTTTCTCAATCTTTTTTGTGTTTTTCACTTTTAGTCTCTCCGTTATATATATTAAATTTTTATTTATAGTTTTGCAATTACATGTTTAGAAATTACATTTTATAATTATAAAAGAAGGGCAATACCAAAACTCTCCATACTCTCTCTCTCTTATTTGGTTTTTGCCCTTCGCTTTATACCTTCTCTACATTGCTGCTTTTTGCAGCTTCCCTCTCCAACTCAATTCTAAATAAAAACAGATCTAATTCTGCATTTTTATATTTTTCACCTAAACGTATTAAATTTTCTTCTTTTAGTTTTATAGCCATCTCAGCTAGTGCTTGTTTATCCATTGTTTATGTCCTTTATTGTTAATTGTTTCTGCCTAATAGTTCTGGCGGCCTTGTAAGGTACTTCTTTTGTAGTTGCCTTAACTTCTTTATAGTTGCGCGAAGGCCAGGTTATTTCATAATTAGCCGCTTGCGCCTTGCTAAAATTACCCATGTGCATCATAAGCCTACCCATTGCTATATCAGCCATCTCATTATATTTACCAGCCATCTTTTTTAATTCAACATACTCGTCTACATGATCTATCTGCTTAGTATCAAAAACTAATGTTTCTTCACTTACATCTGCATCGCTATAAATGTGGTATGCATCTTCACTAATACTTATATCGTAATAATCCTCTTCAATTATTCTTCTATTAAAATCTTCTACTAATGGTTTTAGTGCATCAATAAATGTAGGATCTTGTTCAAAAACATAAGTACGTAGATCCGTAGAATTGTAAAGAATACATATTATGTAAAAATTTGATCCTGTAACTTCGCAAGAACTTTGGCATTGTCTAACACCTAAATGCGGTGGTGGCATATCTTCTGGAAAGTCCCTAGTGCATTTACACTCAATAACAACAGATCCATTTAATGTTATTTGTTCTTGTCCCTGGGGTAGATATATGCCATTTTCTTTATCTTCTTTAACTACATGGTCTTTACACCAGGCAATTCCGTCCAGGCTTGCTTCCAGGGGTAAAAATGCATGAGATCTCTTTTCAGTTATATCTGCATCATATTCTGTAATGCCTAACCTTTTACAGCTCTTTGCAATTAATACTGGTTCTAGCAGATCCCCTATTTCTTGCCAGGCTGTTTGTTCATATCTTACGTTCTGGCCATTTTTTGCTTTTATGCAATTAGCTAACGCCTTTTGTTTAGATCCCCATTTAGCTTCTTCAAATAATGCTACTACTATTGAGCTAGTGCATATATCGTCTTTAGTTAATTTACCTACCATCTTATTTACTCCTTGTAATTTTGTTCTCAATTTCACTTATTGAATTACGTAAGAGTATTGGTTTAAGTTGATTAGATAATTCTATCCATACATTGCTGTAATCATCTTTATAGTAAGAATTGATTTGGTCTACGTAAACCTTTAAAATATCTGCCTGGCCAAATACATTTAACCAAACAGATTTACCAGGTTTCTTAGACTTATCAACATTAGCAGATTTTTGTAATAATTTGCCAGGGCAAGTGTTCTTGATAAAATATATATTATGCGAACCTATAGCATCATTAGGAAATAATGATAGCTGCTTTGTCCCATTAGTACGGCCTTTATTTTTGTCATACCAGCTACAGTAGTTTTTACCCTGCTTTGTAGATTCTAAACATTGACCTTTTATATTATGTTTCATGTTGCACCTTTATAAGCTTTAGTAGGATTAATCATGTCGCTACCATTAGCGCTGTATTTTAATTCTCTATTAGCATTAAAAAATATTCTATGACATTCGCTTATTTTAGTTACTGTTTTATATGGACTTCTTTTAATCTTTTTAAGATCTGCTACAAGCTCATCTAAAATGCTGATTGCATCCTCTAGCTGCTTTGTTGATTCCAGCGGTACTGTAAGTCTTTTGCTGGCCTGAAAATAAACTCTCATAATATGTCTCCTTTATCGACTCTTCGTAAATTCAATTTGTAATATATAAATATATAAGTTTCATGTAAATACTATTTAAAAAAAATATATAACTATTAGTAGCAAACATTTAGGGTAATTTATTTAGGGTAATTCTTTGCGGGTATATTATTAAACTTAAGCCAATCAGCAAAAATCTTTGAATCCTTATAACCATAAGCAGATTGCTTGTGAAACTTAGCTGTTTCTATAGATGGTTTGTAGCTTGGGTAATCTTGCATGTTACGCCCTTTAAACATTTTTAAAGATTCTTTTTCGAATAACATTCTCATTCTTACAGACTCATCAAAGAAGGTTTTTAGCCTTCTAACCGCATCGCCTTCAAAAACCCATATAGCAGCTTGTGTTGGATATAACAAAGTTCTTCTTTTATCACTAGGATCAGTTTTTGTATGTATTAAACCCTGATATTCCAGACTTTTAATTTTTTTTCTTAAAGAGTTTTCAGACATTTCAAGTAAATTACTAAGATCACTCATACCTACTTTTAAATTTTTACTGTACTGCACATAAACATAACGATTTATAAATTCAGCAACAGGATCAACTTTTTCGTTATGAGTATTCGCCCATTTAATTTTATCAAACCTTATATGTATCTCTACAGAATTAATAAGGTCTGCCAGACGTTCTAATGACATAAGTTCCATGTTATCTCCTTAGCTTCTCAGCTCTAATTAGTAAATTTCTAACAGCAGTTGGTGTCCAGTTCTTTTTACCTCTTGCTGTTAACCTCCCATTAGCCATTAGCGCATCTGCAATCTCTTGCAATGTTGCTTTCTCAACCCTGCCCTGGAACTTTCTAATTTCTCTAATAATATTTAACACAAAATTATCAGCAATTTCTTTGCGTTTTAATTCTGCCTGGTGTCTAGCAAAATCAATATTAGTATTGTTGCCAGGAGTCCAGTTTGGATTTGTTTTACGTTTCTTGTTTATTGATTCTTTTATTTGTTTAGATGTATATTCTTGTGATCTCTCAAACACACCAACAAAAGTTTCTACATATTCTTTACGACAATATGGTTTGCCGCTGTATTCATTAACAGTATAAATATATTTATGTTCTGTTAATTCTCTTAATGCATTTATGCCAGCTAATGATCTGCTGATATGTTGTATGTTAGGAATAACAAGTTGGGCGTTTCTTTTGTTTGCAAAATCTACGGCCTGAATAAGTACAGGTAAATAATTTCTTCTAGGCGCATCTTCAATGTATGTGTGTAATATTTTAGATCTACCTGTTAACGCCCTATCAACGTAGCCCAATAATTTATTTTTTAATTTTTTATCCCTAATATAGACAACAC